GTATGAGAAGGAAGACAACACTGTAGCTATGCAAACAATGGCTTGCTCTGGTGATGTGTGTGAAATCGTAGACTTAACATAAAGGAGAATATCATGGGTCTAGTAGAAATGTTTGTCGTAGCTTTATTGTCAATTGGTGTGATGGAAGACGTAGTCATACCTGTTGGTGAAGCAACATGGGAAAACTTACAGGAAGTTGTGAATGCCGACTAAAAGAAAGTTTAGTAAAGAAGCTTATGATCTATACGATCAGACAGCTAAGGATAAACTGGTGACCCTTCTCTCTGAGAGGGGCCACACCATTATCTCCTCAGATGAAGACTACTTCGTAGACGTAGTATCACAGAAGGATGGATATACATACTACAGCGAGGCTGAGGTAAAGACAGCATGGACTGATAGCTGGCCTACCACTTGGAAGGAGATCAGGATTCCAGAGAGAAAGAAAAGACTTCTAGCTAAATACCAAGATGAGAAGGGTGTCTTAAACTTCTATGTCTTCAGTAAAGACCTGAAGCAAGCATGGAGAATCAAGGACACACAGTTAACTGAAGAGGGTTTGAGAGAAGCTAAGGGTAGATACATCCATGCAGGTGAGAAGTTCTTTCATATACCCTATACAGAAGCGGAGTTAATTAATGTCTGACATAATAAATAACCCACCTCACTATGGAGATGGGTCTATTGAGTGTATAGAGTACATGAAAGACAACATGGACTTTATGATGTTCATGGGGTACTTAGAGGGTAACACTAAGAAATACCTTCACCGATACAGATACAAAGGAAAACCTTTAGAGGACTTGAAGAAAGCACAATGGTATCTTAACAGATTAGTAGAAGAGATGGAGGCTAAATGATATGGAGACTATGTTTGTAGCACTGGCAGTTGCCTGTGGGTTAATCGAAGGTGACCCGTTACTTAACCAAGGGTGTGGAATTATCTTTCAAAGACGTTTAGTTTCTACTGAAGAGGAGTGCATAAAGGATGCTGCCTTAATGGTAGCTGTCATGCCACCCCCTGCTGGTGCTTACATAACAGATGTCCAATGTGTTCCTGTTAAGGTAGACCCTAGAAAAAATAAAACCTAAGTTCGTTTCTTCCCTGAAGCTGTCGTTGACCACTTCACTCTCTTGGGGCCAGTCTTTTTGCTGGCCTCTTTTTTTGTTATCTTACCAGCTACTGCCTTAGGTCTACACGCAGGGTAAGGACGTTTGCCTCCCTTGGCACTCTTACGTCCACAAGGTTTACCTGTCTTAACGTCGATCCACTCTTCAGCGAACCACTTACCTAAGCCACCCTTAGCCATTACTTCTTCTTACCTCTGATTTTCTTTAGGTCAGCAGCAGTGATCTTCTTTCTAGGTGGGGCTACAGCAGCTAAACGTTTCTGCTTAGGAGAATACTTTGAATAGGGCATTACTTCTTCCTTACTCTGTTGTCTTTACCTGACCATGTGCCACCCTTAGACTTATACCACTTGGAAGCCCAAGCGTTTGCATAAGCTGAGGGGTAGACCTTGAACTTCTTCTTAGCCTCTGCTTTGGCTCTAGACCATAGGCTAGGGTTGTTTGGCTTAGGACTACTTGCCATTTACTTTACCTCTTTTGACATCCAGATACCGAAGGCTCCTGTGGCTGCACCCATGCACACTGACACCAGTGAAGTCTGCTGTGTTGTGGGCTCAGGCAAAAGCATGAACCACTCAACAACCCTCCAACTCATGACAGTGAATACAAGCATCATCAGACGAGGCAGTACCTTCCAGTCATCTAATACAGTATGAGCCATTATATTTTACCTAAGTAAGCCAGAAGAACAATCAAGGCTAGACCGCCTGTGAAGACAACAAGGAGAGTTATCAGACCAAAGAGGAGTATATTCTCCCAGAGTTTCTCTCTTCTCTTCTCTCTTTCTTCTTGTTCTTTCTTTCGTCTAACCCTGATCTCTTTACGTAGTTCTATCAATTCCTGCCAAGCTGAGAATCCTCTAGTGGCTATGACTATCTCTCTGAGTTGATTTTCTATATCGTCGGCTTGCTTACGTTTAACGAAAGTGTCTAAGGCTTCTTCATTAGCTGACGAGAACAGACTATTCTTCTTCTTGTCGTGGTCTTTCTTGGCACCATCTATAGCATCGAAGAGAGCACCCAAGTCTTTGGCAAGTGAGGTTATCTCTTTGCCAGCAGCTATCCCTGCCTTGACGCCAGCAAAAATTGTTAACGGGTCCATTTCATCCCCACACTATGAAGTCTACGTTCTCACCTACTCTTTGTGGTACCTTGTTCATGTTGTGAGGATGATAAGTATAGGCTTCTTCGTGCTTATACTTATCTGCTTTGCGGTCCACTGCTGTTTTTGAAATTTCTACTATTTCTTGTTTTGCTGTAAGCTCTGGGGTCTTTACTTTATCAAATGGCATTTGTGGCAATGGTAGATAGTCTAATAACCCTAAGCTTACAGTCATATTACTTCTTACCTTTCTTTACCACTCCAACTTTGTTCATTTTTCCAGACTTAGGTTTATAACCCTTCTTAATAGGAAAAGCACTCATTTTTTCCGTGCCAAGTTTCCTATCAAGAGCTTGTCCTAAACGCTTACCAGCTACAGCGAAATCAACTGTACCTTTAGCTACCAGACCTAAAAGACTTCTCATTGAATTTGAAGCCTTTGATTTATTTTTTTCCATTTATATACTTACCTTTCTTTACCATTTCTTACATGACCAGTATCTAGCTGTGAACTTATCTGTGGCTGTGTCACACTTGTGTCTAGCCCTGAAGCTCTTGCGTCTGGCTGGTATGTTCTTCTTGATCTTCATATTGGCATCCCCAAAGCGAATGATCTTCTCTTTGCCATCCTTACAAGCTTTGACAACAAACTTCTTACCACCTGAAACCTGACGCTTCGGGCTGTTACACTTCATCTTTGATTTGTCTATCTTAGCCACGGTATCTTCCAAATGTTATAGTTTTAAGGAAACCTTTCCATATCTCTATGGGGGATGGAAGCATCCACCCTAAGACCAGCAAAAGTATAACCCACATAGGGATGTCTTGGTTCAAGACCTTGACACTATCTACTGAACCAGCCAGATTGAATGAACCTTTGGACTCATCTACCTGTACGTTCTCAGCTTCGATGTCTCTGCTTTGGTCTATGGCTGACTGGTTATTCGTCTTGCCTATCTGAGTGTTTGCGTTAACAGTAGGACCACCACCGCCACCCCCAAGGAGAGACATGGGATTGAGGCAAGCACTGAGTGTTAAAGTTAACGCTAGCATTAATAAAAGTCTCATGGAAGTTTACCCAGATTTATAATCAATTCAGTTTCAGAGGGCTTACCTTCTTCTTTTAACTTCTCTTGCCTAGCATAAGCTATGATACTAGCTAGTTCAACGAAATCAGGAATACTTTCAATTAAAGTATTTAATGCCCCAAGCGTATCACCTTTATTTATTTGATTGTAAAAGGTTGTTCGTTTTTTACCTTTATTAAAATTATATGTATTCTTAATAACAGTATTACCCTCTTCATCCGTAGAAAAATTTAAACCGCCTATAGTTCTAGCCATACGTAAGTCGGGATTAAGAAGACCTGCCCAAACACTTTCTTTTAAAACTTCTGTCTCAGACGTACCAAAATCAGGGTAATCTAAAGCATTTCTACCTTCTCTTTTTGCTTTAATTACAGCCTGTCTTAAAGTTTCTAAATCAGTTTCGTTAAGATTTTCTTCTGTGAGTGTTTCACCTGCATTAAAAAGATTATTGTAGAAGAACCTAAACTCACTTGTTCCAAAATCAGGAATGTCCTCAAGTATTTCTAAAGATTTTTGACCAGCTTCATCTGCTGTTTTAAATACGAAATCTAAAGGGTCAGGTATATTTTTAGCAACTTCAATTATATCTTCAGATTCAGGAAGTAAATCATAGGCACTCTCAGTTACATCTGCTACATAACTACCCCCTGTAGCTAGAGCACTTGTTGCTTCATCTAAAACCGTTTCTAAAAAAGATTTACCTCCTTCTTGTGAAGGCTGCTTTTCCCTGATTACATTAGTTTTTACAGGCTGATCTGTTTGCCCAACTAATGTTCCTTTGTTCCAACTGCTAGCCATCTTATTGAATCTCAGCTATTACTTTATCAAGAGTGGAGTTATTAATATAATTAAAACCTTCCCATACTTTACGAAGGTTTGTACGTTTAGCTTCTAGTGTCTTACCTCGATTCACAGCATCACGGGCTAAGAAAAGAAAGATGTCATCTTGTGTTTTCTTATCGAATACTGTATCGTCACTTAAACCCATTTGTTTGGCTGCACTGCGTAAGGTAGTACCTACAATCTGATATTTACCCATAGGTGTAGAAGTGAGACCCCTCTTAAATGCTTGAGTATTTTTAGCTAGACGAGGTTTGACGTATTGTCCGTATGCACCAGAAGGTTGAGAGAAATCGTATAGCTCTCCCAGTGTCATTGTAGAAACTTGAACACCCTTAAATGGTGTTTCTTTTGTTTCAAAGTTACCGTACAGAGTATCATAACCTTGTGCTTCTACTTTTTTTAATGCTACTTGTGTAGTTGAAGTAGGCTGTAAGCTAGGCTCTACTGACGGCTGTTCTTTTTTAACTTCCTGAGTATCAGATTCAACTAGAGTACCTTTGTTCCACGGGCTAGCCATATCAATTTTATTTCCTATATAGTTGGTTATCATCAGGATCAATAAAATAGGCACCAGAAGGTAGAGAATTGTACTGGCTCTCATGTGTTTCACTATCTCCTGTAAATAGATATGGATTACTACTGCTGCCTAGTTTACTTAGTGCTTCCGTAGATACGCCTTGGGTATCAGATGTATCTGGGGCTGTTACAGCAGTCAGAGCTTCTTGTTCTATTTGTTCTACTTCAGTTACCTCAGCAGGAGCACCTAATCTACGTAGGAGTTTATCGTACTTGGTGACACTTGATATAAGTCTGTCAGCTTCTCTAATTGCTCCATTTATATTCTCAAAGTCTAGACCAGAGCCTTTTCTAATAACTGTATTCCTTAGTTCCATAGGAATCTTGCGGCCTAAATCTCTATACATCTCCATGAGATCATTGTTATAGTAAGTATTAGCCAAGTCTTTTACTTTGAAAAGGACTTTCTCACCTGTTGGATAAGCAGTAGCAATAGCCTCTTCATCTAGTATGACTTGACCTTGATCATTTACAGTCAGGAATCTATTTGCAGAGCTTTTTAATGAACCATAAACTGCTGTAGCTTGCGCTGTTTTTTGGAATCGTAACGCATTTGCTATACGTTCTTTAGTTACCAAGTAGGCATCATTATCGTACTGCTTGAGCTTCCTTAGTTTATTAAAGGTATCCTCTGAAAATATCTTAGCTATGGTTGCATCATCCATAATATTAGGTGATGTTATCATATTGACAGAGATGATCTCTAAGCCTCTGACAAAGTTTTCTCTAGCAAAGTCTTCAGCCATTGTATCAGGTGTGAATAGAGATACTTGATTGAGGTAAGCAAAATTAATAGAATCTAAACGATCCTTAGATGATCTCTTCTCTGCTGCTGCAATAGATTCCTCAGTGTGAAGAACTTCTGTTGGTGTGAGTACAGCCTCTTCTACGTTCTGGCTGACCTGCTGGGCTAACTCAGGGAAGACAGGGAGAGAAGTAAACTCTACGCTTTCAGGTGAAATAGTTTTGGTAAGCTCCATAACCTTAGGTAGATTGCTTGCAATCCAAGTCTCAGACACCTTATCCAAGTTACTCAAGATAGAGAACGCAGCAAGAGGATCATCCATAGTCTTAGCTTGCATAGCTATGGCTTCTGTCAAAGGAGTAACGATACCAGCTTTAACTTTCTTTAGTCTCTCCTCATCGTATGTCTCAAGTCTGACCAAGAGTTGATCCAAGGTATCAATCTGGCTTTTTACATTTTGCCAATCGTCGTCTTGAATTAGAGGAGGCTTAACGAATTGACTTTTGACTACATCAAACCTAGCTCTCAATTGCATAATGCTATCAGGACTAACATTACCCCCTGCTAGTTCTATATCCAAGCCCATCAAGGCAAGATTTCTTACATTGTCTAGAGCCATTGTAGCTTGAGGTAGATAAGAGGAGTAGAACTCAGCCCTTCCTACGTTCTTAGAATTAGTCAGGTACAAAGCTGCTGATTCGTTCTTCTGAACTTGACCGATAGCCTCTACAAGTATATCCTTATCTGTAGGTGTTATACCTGATGCAATTAAATTTTGTTCTGCAAGTATGAGGTAGGCT